CCGTAGTCGGGCATTCCCGCATGATTACCTCGTTGCCGCTGTTGATCGTCGCCGACTCGATGCACAAATTGACGTCGTTCCATTCGGCCAGCCCGCCCGCAAATCGAAGCGGCAAAGCCGTCGGGTAGGTCGGTGTGATTAGCGTTTCGTTCGTTGGTTCCTGCCAAACTCCGGTGAATGTCCAGTCGATAAAACTGGGCCTTCCAGTCGGCAAGTTGACAACGAAAGATCCCATCGCACCAGCGATCGACTTGAACACCGTACCGCTTGATCCGTCGTGCTGGTAGAGGCCAATCGTCAACGTTTTGACGTTAGACCCTGGAGCCTCCGTTCGTGGCGTGTATACCTGGCCCGTCTTTACCCAGCCGCAAGCCGGGAAGAATGTATCAGCCCATGAAGGCTCCGTCGCCGTGCCGTCCCACTCTAGGTAAGTGCGAAAGGTCGCAACTCCGATACGCCCTCCGGCTACCGATGGCAACATGCCGAAGCCGCCTTGACCCTGCCGTTGCTCCATCTCGACCGTGCATTGGATCATCGGTTCGTAAATGTTGAAGGCCGCATCCGCAGCGGCAAGCGTCTCGGCAGTTCCGATTGTCGATTCGATTTTCGCAGCCAGAACGCGACGGCGTTTGATCATTGGCATTTATATTGCTCCGCTTTGCTTGAGTTTTAGGAACCGGATACGCCGCTCGATTTGCTTTACCAACTCGGCTTTAGTTTCTTTAGTTATCGGCTTTTTCAATTTGTTTTTAATCGTCACGCCCCAGGGGCTCGGCCCAAAAAGCTGAACAATCGGGGTCCGTGCTTTACCGACTCGCTTAAAGACCCGTCCTTTCCATTTCGCATTTACGGCCCCTGGCCTCGGTCCCTGGAAAGCACTTTGAACAAAACCGCGTCCGCCGCTTTTTTTAATTCTGTAACTTACGCCGGCCGCACCCTGCCGCCCTTTAAAGTCGCGAAGCGATATTCTGCCGGTCTTTTTTTGTTTTACTACTGCCGTTGGCGATTTGCCTTGGCTTGCCGACGCTTTCTTACTGATCCCAATTGTTGCCTTGATATTTTTTTGTGCGGTCGCAATCTCGCTGCCGACCGACTTTGCCCATGTCGATACTGTTTTTTTTGTCGTCGCGTTGACCGCAATTGCGATTTGCTGGCGGACCTTTTTTCCGTTGCCTTCGAGTAATTTGGAAAGCTGCTTTTCTTTCTTTGCGGTAATCGACAGGGCGATCATTTTTACGCCCTCCCGACATATGGGTCGTCTTCGTCCGTTCGAAATCTGATAAGCATCTCGACCGATATGCCGGACGCTGATCCGTCGTCGCTGGTGTAGTCCCTCACGTCGCCGATTACGGTGTCATAGGCCAGCCCGCCCCAAGTGTGCCACTGGTTCGCGTTGGTCGCTGCTTTGACAATCTCTGCCCAAAATCGATTCTTGTATCGATCAACCGGCGTCGTGTCGTCGTCGCTCGGCTTGACGATCCCGGCCACGATTGCCAATAGGTCCCAAGCTTGTGCCGGTGGGTTGCCCGGACAACTCATTTCCTCGTTTCGTGTTATGTCGCCTTGGTAGATCGCGATCGTTAAGTCCTTCGGTTGCCATGATGCAATCTTCGGCGAGCGATACGCCGACGTGTAGGCCGCTAGCCGCGTCCTAACGTTGGTCATGATCTGTTCGACTATTGGTTCGCTCATTACACCACCGAAAAGGCCGTTACGCCGCTATCCTGTGCAGTCATCTGCATGATGCTAACCCGCTTCGGTATCGTGTCACCGATTCTGATTAGCATCTCGATTTCCTTTGACGAAATACCCGATCGGCAAGAGTTGTAAACCCGAATGTTCGCCAGCGGAAAAATGCTATTTCCGGAGACGTCCAAAACGGCGGGAGGGTCGCGGTCGATGATGGCGGTAATCGGCCTCGCCCCCCCGCTGCGTGGCAAGTAGGTAATCGACTCCCCGAACTGCTCAAGCAGAGCGGGGAACCCCACAGAGGCAAAGTGAGAATCGAAAACCGTTGCCATTTCAAACCTTAGATCGTGGTCACGTTGCTAAGCAGGTGACCCGCTTCAACGTGCAGCACGACTTCGGCGACTTGGTGCCGAACTCGGATCACGTTGCCGCGGACGCCTTCTTCGCGGTAGCTCTCGACCGTTCCGCCGATGGAAGATCCATCCGCGGACCAATGGAAAGTCCGACCGATGCAAGGCTCCCGCATGTCGTTGCCGGTCGCGACCTTGCAAACCATTGCGTACTCGCTAGACCAGATTTGCTCCGGCGCTGCGGTCAGCCCTTCATCCGCTCCGTTCTTCGACGAACCGGCGACGATCACGAAATCTAGATCGAACACCCTCGCCAGCATTTCGGCGGTGATGTCGCTAGGCTTGCTCGCGTTGCCAGCCCCGGCACTTTCGATCCGCTCGATGATCTGATCGAGGTTTCGAAGGTTGCGGAAAACCTTGCGGTTGATGATCAACGCATTGGGCCACAAGCCCGAAGCGTCGTACACCTTATTAACCGCGGCCTCAACGTCATTGATCGGAACCGCGTTCGTGGTGTGGTTGGTGTCCCACTCGTTCGTGATCGCGGTCGTCAAGCTTGCACCGTTCCAGGTCGTCGCGTTGAAGATCGCACTTGCGACTCGCTGCTCGGCACTGCGAAGGACGGCAGAATAAGCCCTAGCGGTGCAGACTTGTTCGAGGTCGAAATAGTCTGCGTACATTTGGGCTTCGTTGTCGTCCACAACCTCCTCTGCCCCCTGTTCGCGCGTCGCGTAGACCGCGTCGTCGAATTGGAAGTTTCCGCGGTTGTAGTTGCTGCCGGGCGTCCGCAAGGTGTCCCGTTTTTGCAAAAGGTCTTCGAGTTTGACCTTACCAAAGTTGCCGGCGGCGCTCCGCACTTCCATAACCGGAAGCACTCGCGCCGCGACGTAGCCAGAACGGTCGGCCTCCAAATCGTACTCAAAGTAAGACGCGAGGTCAGGCCGAAGGGTTGCCAAGCTGGTGATGGGTGATGCCATGTTTCAATTCTCCTTTGTGTTGTGTGAAAAGCCGATCAGCTTACGGCGGTATCGCCGTGGTTGTACCGAAGCACTTCGATAACCGATCCGTCACCGCTTGCACTCTCCAGTGCCGTGCCGATGAGGAAGGACGTCGATGCCGCGGTATCCTGAACTTTGCCGTTGGCTTCGGTGTAAACCAGTGACCCAACGGTCAGGGCTTCAATCGAAACCATCTTGGCGGTTCCCGCTGCCGTTCGAAGCCGAACGGTGATTGGATCGCCAGCGGCATAAGCGGCCGTCTCTGCCGTGCCGATGTCGCGATCAGCCAGTCCGGCGACGGTGACGCGGCCGTCACTGTCGAGCTTCACCCGAAGATGCTGTGCGATTGCTTCGTCTGCGATGAACCCTCGCAGGTTTCCGTCAACATACTGACTCATGTTTCAGTTCCTTTTTTGGCTTGTGGTGTAATCAGCGGACGTTGGCTTCGGCGACTAGAGCTTCGGCGAGCCCAGGGTTTTCGCGCCGGGCAAGTGCCACCGCTTTTCGGCGATCGTTGCGACATTTGCCTAAGGCCGAAGCGACTGCCTCGTCCCATCGAGCACGAGCGGAAATGCCTTCGGTCGACTTAGCCTTGGCGATCGGCTTGACGCCCTTCGCCTTGGCTTGTGCCATCTCTTGCATTTCGTCCTCCTTCTCTTCTTCGACGACTTCGATTTCCATCGACTTCGCCTTGCCCATCTCTTCCTGCATCGCGGCGATTTGAGCCTTTAGCTCTGCGTTCTCCCGCATCATTTCCTCCACGGCCGCCGTTGCCACGCTGGCCATCGGCATTCGCTTTTTGAGGCAAGCCAAAACAAAATCTGGCTTGGCCTTTGGATATGCCGCTTCGATCTCTTCGAGGGTTGCGGCGACTGGTTGAGCGTCGGACATAGATTTCTCCTTAGTCTTGCTCGGTTCTTCGCCGCTTGGTTTGGCGCTACATAACGCCAAAACAACACCGTGCGGCATCGATTCCATACGGGCTAGCGGTCGACCCGAAATTGGTTTGTCAGTGATGCGATTGACGAAGCCAAGCGACAACGCCTTTTCGGCGTTTAAGTACGTGTCTCGCTTCATCATTTCGCCGATTGCCTCTTCGCTTAGCCCACTTTTCTTTGCATAGGCCGCGGTCATTTTTTGACGCATGTCGCGAAGCAATTCGGCTTCGTTCGCCAACTCTTCGTCGTCGCCTTCCGTGCCAAGGTAAGGCCGATGAATCATCAAATAGCCGTTTGGCGTGATCTCGATTTCATCGCCAGCCATCGCGATAAACGAAGCAATTGAAAACGCGGACGACTTAACCGAAACCTTTTTTGGTCCCTGATAAGCAGCGATCGCGTCATAGGCCGCGAAGCCTTCAATCACGCTCCCGCCTTCCGAATGGATCTCGATTTCGATCGGCTCGGTGCCGCTTTCCGGCAGTTGCGACGTAATATAGGACGCCGAAATCTCGTTCGGCTTAGTCCCGATCAGGCCGTCGATTTTTATAACCCTAGGCACCTTCGATCACCTCCGGCGTTTCGACCGTTCCGTCATTTGCGTCCGCGATCAGTGCGTCTACTGATGCCGGCGATAGTCCGATTCCGCCAAGAAAAACACGGGCCGCCGCTTCGCTTGTCGTGCCTGCGATCATTTCGTCTAGCACGTCCTTGATTGCCTTGCGGTTGCGGTTCCACTGCTGGCGAGTGATGCCAGCGAACTCGCCTGTCGGCGTAGCCGCTTCGGTGTCGCTCCCGGCCGCTGCCTCTTGCACCGCAATTGCGTTAGGATCTTGCATCGCCATCGTGGTTCCGGCTGGCATCGCAAGCGGGATAAGGTCTCGCCACGTCACCGGCGCCAGCGGGTTGGTCGCGTTGATCTTTGCCGCCGCTTTGTTGGCTCGCTCAATCGCGTAGACGTTGTCGTCAATAATTTCTTCGGCGATCGTTTCCCAGTCCTTGCCACGGGCCGCGTGCATCCTTCGCGGGCTCGTTAGAGCGTTGCGAAGTTGCGTTGCGTCGCCCTCTGCATCGGCTACTGGCTCGATATAAGACCACGTCGGCAAGTTCCATACGTGTCCGAAGATGTCAACGCCTGGACGCTTCGATGCTTTTTGCATCGCGGGCTCGTTTTCAAGCAAACGCGATACCCACCACCGCCAAGCGGGCGAGTGAAGCCGCCGAACTAAGTTCAGCTGATCAGCAACGAAACCTTTTCGAGCTTCGTCAACGGCACCACGCCAACCGCTAAAGTTCGTCTCGCTGCCATCCATCAAAACCAAGCACAGCGGCAGACCGAAGTTAACGCCGATGATCTGAAGGATAAGTTTGACTTGGTCGAAATACTCTGCGTTGGGTACGCTTGGGCTAAATCCTTGCAACTCTTCGCCGGGCACGCCGTCAATCATCATGCCGGGTTGGATGCCTTCGAGTTGCCTAACGCCGCTTCCGGTTGGTTGCGTTGAAGCATCGCCGAACATGCCATCGACAGAAGGAAGCGAAGGCGACCCGGCAGCCATCTTGCGAAAGATTGCAAAGCACGAAACCACCTGCTGTTGGACAAGCTTCGCAAAGTTGATGTCTTCGAGCATTCCCGAATACGCGAACACCGGCGCGAGTTGCGTAACGCCTCGATTTTGCCTGACCCGCTTCGGGTTGTAGACATGGAAGACCTGCCGCAAGCCTTCGCTGTCTCGAACGTCAACCGGTCGCGACTCGCCTTTTAGTCCGAACTCGTTAAGCTCTTCGAGAATGTGATACTGAATCCGCTTGCCGTATCGATCTGTCGTGATGCCGAGAAAGGTGTTTTCCTTGCGGCTCTTGGTCTTGATCGAATGGGCTTCGACAAGCTGAAAAGATCCGTCCTCGGTCCCAAGCACAACGATATCGCCGTCGATCGATTCCGATCGGCACGCCTGCCGTTCCATCTCTTTCCAAGTCAGTTCGCCCGCTACGTCGCATTGATCCGGGTCGTTTGAAAACGATTCCCAGCGGTTGTACAACTCCAGGTCTAGCCCCTTATCGCCCGTCGCCGGATGCTGAACGAAACCGCTTTGCACGATGTTATCGACGCGGCGATCAACCAGCGTACCGACTAGCCCGTCGTTGCGGTCCATGTCGCGAGCTTGCTCAATGTCCGCGTAATATTTGTCCTCGGTGCGGTAGTGATAATTCGGCCCGGTGCCTTGCGGATTAACACCAGTGCGGCGACGGATAAACCGGTTCTCCCGGCTCATGTCATAATCGGCACGAATCTTGTCAAACGTCGCCGCGATGCCCCTAGCGTCTTTGTACTTGCCCATCAGCGGAACCTCGTAGCACTGAGGAACCGCACGGCATTTCGGCCACCGCCCGAAGTCGTGCCGTTAGCAGCGACGTAATCTTGAGCACGTCGCATAAGCTCTTGCACGGAATCTTTGCCGATCGACAAAGACGAAGATTGATTGCTTGCCGATTCCGGGCGGAGAATAAGCCAACGCTTAGCCGCCGTGATAAATAGCTTGGCTCGCGCGACGCTGCCGACTTCCTCGAAATCGGCGTATTCAATTAGATCGGCTTCGATGTCCGCAATCACCATGCCCTGATGCTAGGGCATGAAATGCGAATTGCTAGACAGAACAAATAAACAAATCATTTGCTCATGTGCTTACCCAACAAAGGGCTTATCGGCACTGGATTCAAGCTTTTCCAATATCCACTGAACTGCGGCTGTGCAACTCGCTACCGGTCGCCCGTTTTGCAATTGTTCGCCGCGATCTTGCAAGCCCCTAAGAAGTGCTCGAAGTGTCAAGCACTGATTACGGCTTAGCTTGACGTGTGCGAATCGAGACACGTAACCCGATCCCGAAACAACGCCTAGCGGCACCTCGACGATCGCCGTCGACTCGACCACCTGCGGGGCTTGCGGCTCTTCGCCGTCGACGCTCAAAAGATTTCCACGCTTCGCCATCTATCTACGCTCCGTCACAAGAAAAGGTTGACCCCTGCTGTTGAGCAAGCGTCGGACTGGTTGCTGTTGCCTCAATTGCTGCGATACTGGCGTCGCCT